AGTCACCAGCACCGTTGCGCCTGCCTCTTCGTACCGTTGCGCGATACGGGCATGACTGGGGTTGCGGTTCCAAATCAGCAGGACGTCAGTAGCGTCCGGCTGGTGGTTGCGGTCATCGATGGGCTGGTAGCCGAGACGCTGGAAGCCAGTCTTAAATAGATGCGCTCGATAGTGCGACGAGGTGTGCAGCTGAATGTTGGCCTTCATCATCAAAAACTTCCCGGACCGTACGCTTGGGAAAACACTCTAACGTCGACAGAAGGGAGCAGTTTATCACAGACACACTAGAGTAATCTAGTTGCGCGGCGGCTTCAGCGAATGCTTTTCGGAACATCGCGTGCGGCGAGTTCTTGCGCAACGCCGGCGGGTGCTCCCCGAACCAATGGGTGCCGTACAGGTCTATCCCCAGCAACAGGATCCGCGACGCCCCCCGCAACAACGCGATGTTCACCGCCTGGAATCCGCTGTTGCTGCCGGTGTGGATCACTGCGGGGTCCTCCGAGAACCCCGGGTTGTTACGGCTCTGCAGGACCGTCAACCCGTTTGCGGCCGCTTCCGCGGGCCACTGCTTAGGTCCACTCTGCTGGGTGACCCGCTGCCCCTGAAACTGACGCACGTAGTCATGATACTGCCACCAGCGGTGGTCTGCTGCGTACAGCATGTCGGCCCAGCTGCACAGTCGCCAGCTGTCGTTAACCACGATCACCCTGGCCCGTCGGCGGAGACGGTCGACGTCACGTTGCCGCAGGCTGGGTCCGCTGCCAACGACCGCTACCGTTTCCCCCGCCCATTCACCCTTCAACGGGTGGCTCCGTCAGCGGCATCATCGGATCCTGGGGCGGCAACCCCAACAACTCCCGTAATACGTCGATAGCCGGATCGTCCATGGCCATCACCGCGCCGGCAGTCGCCATGTCGCGCAGCACCTGCGATATCTCGGTGACATCCCGGTCGCTGACGTCGGCGTGGAAGAACGAGGGCCGGAGGGCCGGATCGAAGCCGTTTAGTTGCCACAGTGGCCCGATGAAGTCTCGATTGAACTGCTCCACCATCTCGTCCAGCGTCGAGTTGACGTTCAGGTACAGGTTGGTGGACTTGTCCTTAGCCAGGGCCAGCGAGCCGATGCCATCCGCTCCTGTGAAGATGTTCTCGGTACCGATGATACGGGCCATCTCGACGTTGAGCCGTTTGATCGCCGTGTCGAGGGCCAGCACACTGGTGGCGGTACTGGTCAACAGGTCGATGCCCCACTGGGGTATGCTGGACGCGACAGCCCCGTCGGCAGTCTGGTTCTCGAACGGCTGACTGTCCAGGATGATGCCGGTCGTACTCTGCTTCAGCTGCATCTTCACGAAGTTCTCCAGCCCGGTGATCAGGCCAGCTGCCTGCGCGGCCGTCATATGACCGGTCTCGACCGCCTCGTTGATCTTAGCAATAGGTGCCCGACCTACCGGGGTCCCGTTGAGGTCCCGCTCGTAGCCGATCTTCTCCAGGCGCAGGTACTCCTTCAACCGTACTGCCGGCTCCACCAGGTTACGGAACCACCCCATGCCTTCCGGACTGTCGGTCATAGCGTCGTCCACCAGGTACACGCACTTCCAGCGCGGCAGGTAGCGGTCGGTGTAGTCCTGTGGCGACGTCTGTATCATCCCGGTCACGCGACCTTCGTCGTCGACCTCCCAGCGTTCGATGGTGTGCTGCGGCCGCGACTCCAGGTCGGTGAAACCTATATAGCCGTCCTCCCGTTTGATCGCGGTCCACTCCTGCACACCGAAGCCGTAGAACCGGTACAGTGCCGTACGGCGGATGATCCGGGTCCAGCTGGACGCCAGGTTGCTCTGCACCGACTTCACGAAGTCCGCCTTCTCCTGCGCCTCAGGGGTGTCATTGACTGCCTTAACACCCCAGTCCGGGTTCGCCACCAGCGCGACGAAGTACCGGACGCTGGCAGCGATCGCGCTGATGTTGATCAGGATGTCGGCGGCAGTCTTGTAGCGTTGGCTGTGGCTGGTGAGGGTGGCGTTGGTCTCCCTGTTCTCGACATACCCGCCGTGGACGGCGGTACCACTGGTGCCGGCCTCCTTGGTAGGTGCTACGACGGGACGCCCGAAGGCACTACGGATACGACTGGTGAGTGACGGCATGGTGACTATCCTGTGATGACCAGCGGTGGTGCGAAGCTAGCGTTAACGACCGTTGGGATCAGTCGCGCAAACGCCCGGCTGGCAGCGTCCACCTGGTCCTTGAAGTCGGAGTTCGGGAACAGCTCAATCTCGTCGAGGAACGCCTCATTCCACGGTGCCCGCAACAGTTTAACATTACCGGCCTCGGCTTGCGACGCCAACGGATCGGCTCGCGCCTCCTTGCTGCCGGTCTCGGGGTTGAACTTCACGGTGTACCCCGCCAGCTTGGTGACGAAGTACCTCACCTGAAACTTACCCGCCTGCCCGGGGTCCTGCGGCAGGTCTACGATCACCTCGTAGCCATCATCGGTGGTGGTGTTCTTCAGCGTCCGCTCCACCACTCCCGGCGACCAGCGTCCACGAACCACGTCGGCGATGTAGAACACCCCGCTGACATGCCGTCCGATCTTGACGCCTGCGGTGTACGCCGCGTTAGACCCGGGACTGGCCGCCGTCGCCGCCAGGTCCCAACCTCGCACCCAGCGACAGCCGGCCGGTATGGCATCGACAATCTCGAACCAGGTGCGGTGGAAGGTGCCCCCTTCACGGGGTACCGGTCGCTGCTGGAACTGTGACGCGACCCCGTACGACCCCAGCGGCACCTTATCCCGATCCACAACCTCCCGCGGGAACCGACCTGCGAACAACAGCTCGTTCGGCTCGGTACGCGGGTCGCTGAACCCGATCGAAGTGTGGCACCGGCGGTCCGGCTCGAACTCCATCGGCAGCACCAGGCCCTCATACCCCAGGTTCATGGCCTGCGCCAGACCGATCGGGTCCTCGGTGTGCAACCGCTGCTGGATGATCACAATGGCCGATCTCTCGGCATTATTGATACGGGTCGGCACCTCTTCCAGAAACGCCTCCTTGACAGCCTTGCGCTTAGCCGGACTCTTGGAGTCCAGCACCGACATGACGTCATCCCCCAGTATCCGGTCGCCACGAGACCCGGTCAAACCGCCGAACGCCATTGCCTCACGAAAACCGGTCTTGTCGTTCTCGAACTTCATCTTCTCGTTCTGGTCCCCTACCAGCGTTACCGGCCATAGCCGCTGGTACCACTCTGACTGGATCAGGCGGCGGGTGCGGATGTTGTCACGGATGGCGAGGTGCAGGGCGTGTGAGGTGCCGAGGTAGCGGTAGGACGCCAATCCCCTCGGACCCCACTCCCAGGCGGGCCAAAAAACCCCGACCATGAGGGATTTCATCATGCCCGGCGGCACCGCGATGTACAGCCGGACGATCTGCTCGGCGGTGACGGCCTCAAGGTGCTCGGCCATGGCATCGATGTGCCAGCCGTGGACGTAGGGCTGGCTAGGTTCGATAACGCGCCAGGCGCGCTGGATGAAGTAGCTCAGTGAGCGTTTGCAAGCCTCACGCTCGAACGCGATGAAGTCCTCATCCGTCAAGTCGGGGATGGGCGTCGCCAAGCTCGATAAGCTCCTTCAGAGTGGCCGAAGACAGTTTGGACGCGTCCACCTGCTGCGTTTTAACAGTGCCGTCTTCCGTCGTCGTGGTGTAGGTTGTCTTGGTGTTCCAGCCACACATGGCCGCCATTTGCGCGATGGCCTGGGGCACCGAATACATGACGATCCGCGGCCCCTGGGACGTGGGCGTCAGCTGGGCGACGTTCTGCAGCGCATCCTTATCGTGCAGTGCCTCCCGGCGCAGCTCCCAGGTGATGTTGCCGTCTACCTCGACCGGCTTGACTATATCCCCGAGTGAAGAGCGGGCGATCGCGGCGAGCCGCTCCAGGGCCTCCTCCCGCTTCATGATGGCCTCATTCAGGAACCCGTCTGTTACCGAGTTGATAAACGCCCGCACATGCGGCCGGTCTCGAATCGCAGTCGCAACTGCTTTGGCCGTGGAGTTCTTGGCCACACTATCCGGGGCTGCGTAGTGGAGGGCGTCCGTAAGCCGCATGCCGGCCAAAACGGCGGTGGCCATACGTTTCTCAAGGTCGCTTAGGGGTTCGTACAATTCGCGTTGGGCTGGGGTTAGAGACATGGCGTACATCCTCGGTACAGGGTTGCGCATAGCATACATCATGTCGCCCCGCAAGGGTAGCGGGAGCGGGAGTGCTGGAGCGGGAGTGCTGGAGCGGGAGTGGGAGTGGGAGTGGGAGTGGGAGTGGGAGTGGGAGTGGGAGTGGGAG